GTATTCACGACTAATTGGTTTGTCTATTGTAAGTATGTAAGCTCGTTGTGTCTGCATGATATTGTCTCTTTAATAATGAATATAAGTTGAAGTCGTTTTTATAATAATGTCTCATTGTGGTGATTGCTTGGTGATCAAAATTAAATGACTTGGACTCATCAATTTTATCTACTCTAAAATTTGATTTGTGTTTTTTCAACTTATGATTTATAGGCACGCCAATATCGTCCATAAAGGACTGTATATGAACCAATAGGTTTTCATATAACCAATACTCACCTTGTTGTTTACCATCATACATGAGGAAATCGGACTGAAGTAGTTTAGAGTTATCTTCACCTGTTGCCTTGTCACCATCGAACCACCCATTAGGTGCCATGAATTTGTAATCGTCTATATCATAGGGTTTCTTACCAGATCTCTCATCTTCCCACTTCTTAAAGAAGTAGTAAAAACTCTTTTGTCTTTCAATAGGATCTCTGAGAACCGCAAAACAATAATACTCGTTGATTTGTTCTGGTGTTACTATACCATGATCAACGAGTTCTTTTAGAGTTAAATGCAGGTGAGAGAAGGGTTTGTAGTGTTCGTGTACTCCTCTAATCTCTTTGAGTTTATCATGAGGCACAGTCCCATCAAGATTTGCATCATCTACGTCTGTGTAAAATGCATCTGGATCGTCTATGTTACGAACAAAGAATTCCGAAAGACTAGTTGAGGCAGTCTTCGGAACTCTAAGAAAAATAAATTTGTATTTGTGTGATATAAACATTCAATGTAATCCTAAACTCCACATCCATATTGGTATGACTACAAAGTGTAAAACCACACATAGAATAACCATTACCTTTACGGTGAGCATATTTCCTCTGTCACCATGCATTAGGTAGCAGTTGAGTACTGTTTTGTCCAAGGCATTCCAGTAGAACCCCAATGATGTTCCGCATAGACCTTATCAGTACCGTCATATCTCTTCGACTCACGTACATAGAACTGTGGGATGAAGTAATGTGAAGGCCAGACTTTTACTTTGTCTAGGTTCATTGGAATATGTTTACTCAAGAACTCATTACCTGTAGATCTGAATGGTTCGTAATGCAGTTGATCTGCACGAAGTTGGTGTAGTGTCTCTACCAACATACGAACAAACATATTGCCAGGATTGCAAGCAAGAATTGGTTGTACAAAGTTTGCACGATACAATTCGTTTTCATAACAAGTATATGCAATATGTGGTGGGGAAGTAAACAGTTCATCAGTGTTATGATAACACTCCATGTCTGCCTCTGGAAAGAAACCCCCACGTTCTAGTAGTAGTTCGTAACGGATAAGATCTGAAACGCCTGCCCATCTCTTGTTATTATAATAGTGTTCGATGAGATGTTGGTTCATCCATTTGCGATCCTTCAACATCTGATCTGTAAATATTTCATATTCCCATTCTGGATGTTTTTCTTTCCAAGTATCCATCCATGCCTTCGGCGCAGGGTTTGGCCCAATCCAGATCTGAGTTATTTTCTTTTCGATATTCATTGTTTTTCTACCCACCAAATGAAGTCGTCTTCTACGTTATAGTTATCACCGTAACGTTCTGTCACGGCTTTGAGAACAGTGTCAAAGTGAATATCATGTCCCATGACATATCCACCTTTACGCACCTTTGGAGCCCATGCGTCAATATCACGTGAACATCCTTCATAACCATGATCTGCATCGATAAAAACAAAGTCGAGACTCTCGTCTTCTAATGTGTCTGCTACCGTTGTAGTATAATCCTTATGAATAAATGCACGATCTGGATACTGTGCGCAAAACTGTTTCATACGATTGTAATATGTTTCGTGATCCCAAGGGTGTCCGTTTTCACCTGCAGTCCATTTCTCTGGCCCATTATTTTGTGGTTGAGGTGCATAAAGATCTACCCCAATCAAATTTAGGTTTTTACAAGTACGTACAAGATGCGTGAAGGTTTGTCCCTGCCACACACCAAGTTCTGCGCCCTTAGTCCATCCGTTTTGACGTACCATCTTTTCGATGACTAACCACCGCCAAGTATTTCCACCATCATGTCCACGATCACGTATCATTCCCATAATCTAATCTCCAAGTTTTTCTTTTATTTAGTAGTTGGTTTATAACCGTTAACGGAAGTCATTTTTTGACCTGCGAGTACCATACACCCTGCACCTGTTGCTTCGTCCATCATAATCATACTGAATGAACCAGATGTGGGATTGATAAACTGCAAGGTAACGCCTGGCAACCATGTACCCTGTGGTACTACTTGTACCAAAGTTTCGGAACTGGCGAAAGGAATTTCACCATATTTTGTTTGAACCATGTCTATGATGTTGTTGACATCAGTGTCACACCTTAACCCAATGGGCATCACAAACTGTTCAGCCTGTGCATTAAATGGTACTGTTAGGAAAATACCTAACAATACTGCTGGTATTCTTCTCAACATAACTGTTCTCCGTTTCTAACACTGTTACGAGTATCCACTAACCTTAGTCAATTTCATTATACAATGGAATTCACTATCACCTATGATTCTTATATCTCTATCTGAGTACACGTCATCCACAAAGCCAACATATTCGTGAGAACCTGAGTTTACGAGATAGTAATGACCGTGCGCATTTGCTCCATCCCATCGTGAGATGTCTATGTGTTTATTGTGTTTACAACCCCAGAAGATTTCTTTAATAGTTACCGAAGCCGTACCTGCGTCAAATGTTTCCCCATCAGCAATAAGGTCTGACAATGCCACATCAATTGTGTCACCAGATGAGTCTGTCACGTATACTTTTATTACTGCTTCGTTATGTGATCGTTTTAGGTAGTGTACGTTTGCCATTACTTCTGCCACCCTTTGATATATTGTGGATCAAAGTTTGCCTTACTGAATGCAAGACGATCAACGAGTTTAAGAGAGTTCTTACCCAAGTGATCCATTGCAACAAAACCCTCTGGGTTGGTTACTTCGTATCCTTTTGAGGTTTTTAAGAATGTCTTTAGACTATCTACTTTATTAAGTTTGTCAAGAACCATCAACTTGGTGTCGACTAATAGATTGTAGAGTTCGAATACCTTTTCGATCTCTTTGGTATTCTTGTCACTGAACATTGTCAACGCTTTAGACATCTTATCTGTCTGCGTCTTCTTACCCTTTTCAGTTTTCTTTTTGTCGGCTTCTTTTTGATAGTAGTCTTGAATATATTTTACAAGTCCCTTAACGAATGTTTTAGGATTACCAATACGTTGTCCTTCACGAACTTTAGTATTAATGAACGTGTTAACACGTAGGTTCAACTCTTCGTTGTTTCCCAACTCATTAAGGATATCTTTTTTGATTGTTCTGAAGATCGTTCCAGCGGCACTCAGTTTCTTAGTCACCGCCGCCGTTTCTTTTGCAGTCATGGTTACACTACCAGACTTATCTTCGAATACGGCATCAACTGCCCATACAGATTTTATTTCTTTGAGATTAGGTGTAATCTTCTCTCCAAAACTTGCAGACATTGTCTCAAGAGATTCTCCTCTGTAGACTGTATGCCAGACCACACCGATCTTGGATCTTGATATTTTTTTAGCGAGTTCGCTTTTCTTTGGTATCGCATAAACAATCGTATTAGGATGGAAAGTAACATACGATTCTCCATCAATAGCATCTGTCGAAAGATCTTCCGTAGTATAGAGGAAATCACCTTGTATCACTCCTTCAATTCCAAGTTTTGAGAACTCTGAAAGTGCTACTTTAAATTTGGAGTTGAGGTCACCTTTAATAGAACTATCATCATCAATTTCTTGGGCAGTCTTATAGACTTTTGGGTTTTTGTTAAATACACCTTTCTTTGCAATAAAGAATTTACCATCTGATGGATCAACCCCTGCAAAGATTGCAGGCGCACCATCCCACTTCACTGAAAGGTTTACAGGCGCTTTGGTATTACCACCTAACATATCTCTAATTGCACGAAGGTAATTAATTACGTTGCGTGTACCAGTCACTCCACCATCTATCACTGCATCCTCTGCATGTGTCATGTGAAGGTTTTTTTCTTCTGATAACAAATTAGTAAACTGACTGAACTTTTGCATTAGAATTCTACCTTGTCGTTTACTTTGATATCGGGTTCAACGCCGAAAAACTTAAGAACGTTTGATGCCTTTGATTTAACAAAAGACTTCGCCTTCTTAAGTGCGTTACCCAGTTTACCTTTGATTTTAGAAACAATACGTTTAAACATGTTCTCATCAAGAGTGTCAACGTCTTCGTTTAGTTTCGCATCTACGATAAGAGAAATGACAGACCAGAAGTTATACTCGCCTGTCTTCTTACCTTTGAGTTTGCGTGATGACGTTTTGAAACGTGCTTGTAGTTTCATCTGATCTGCGATCTTCTTACAGTACGCATCGTCATATACTGATGTAATCTTTGTAGAGGAACCTGAGTGATCTGATACCACCATGAATTCTGCAGCAGCATTTGCGTTCTCACCGTACTTCATGAAACCAGACATTGCTTCACGTGCAAATTCAATCTTGAACTTCTCGTTCTCTTCGAACAGAGTACCAAGTTCTTGCATAACTAATTTGTGTGCCTTCTCACCACGGTTGACGAGTTCATTCTCGCCTGACTTGATGATAGGTCTTAGTTTGCCTGGCGCAAGTGATGCAGTGACGAAGTCGTCAAAGATCTTTGTTACCTTACCCAGTTGTGCAGATTCATTGATCTGTGATTTTTCTAGAGCCGCATAAAAGGTTGCAGTTGACTCTGATTTACCACCAGACATCAACTGTGCCATACCAATCTTTAGAGACAATCTTTTGTCGCCGATTAGGATATCAGTCTTTGGTGTGATATCTGAAGCACCGTATCCTTTCCAAAAACCAGTCAGTTTGGACTTGGCACGTCCGTACTGTTCTGCTTTCACATTATTACC